CGTCGAATGATGCCGAATTATCCGACGAATCCGAATCCGAATCCGAATCCACGCCGTCGAATGATGCCGAATTATCCGACGAATCCGAATCCGAACAAGTAGAGGAAACCCAAGACATGACGAAAAACCACCTTGCCCCCGGAACCCTCCCCGGCGATCACCAAGAACCAGCCACCGAATCCGCGCATTTCTCTCTGGATGGCGCCATCGACTATTTGACCGGCGCCGTGGCTGGCACCGAATCCGGTGCAACTCACGCGGAACTGGCAGATATTACCGATGCTGGAATGATTGACCGCACCGCGCCTCAATGGCTGGGGGAACTCTGGAGCGGCGTAACCTACGAACGCCGCATCATCCCGCTAATGACCCAAAAGCCATTGACGTCGCGTAAAGCGGTGGGATACCGATGGGTAACTAAACCGGGCGTAGAAAAGTACGCGGGCAATAAGGCACCAATTCCATCCAAAGCCGCTACCATTGAAGCCGTGGAACGCGAATCCGAGCGTTGGGCCGGTGGTAATGACCTTGACCGCGCATTCTGGGACTTTAAGGAACGCGAATTTTTAGCCGCGTACTGGGCCGCTATGGCCGAATCCTATGCTTATGAGACGGACCAAGACGCATTGCAATTCTTGATTGATAACGCAACCGCGATTGATGGCACCGCTACCGGCGTCCAGTCCGCTATCTCTCGTGGCTCTCTGGCGATTGACAACGTGCTCCACGCTCCCGCTAGCTTTGCCATCATCAACCCCGCGGACCTGGAGCAGGTACTCACGCTCTCGCAGATGGACGCCCCGCGTTATCTGGGTATTGCTGGCACCATCACGGACCCGGCTAACTGGACCACTAGCGACGCCGTACCGGCTGGCACCGCAATCATTGGCACAAAGGCCGCCGCTACTCACTATGAGCTGGCAGGCTCCCCGTTGCGCGTGGAAGCGGAACACATTGCCAAGGGTGGACGTGATGCCGCGCTATTTGGCTACACTGCAAAGATGATTAACCGCCCGGAGGGCCTTGTCTCTGTATCGTTTGATACCGACGCCGCGGCGCCTAGCGAACCGGCGGCATAATGATTACCCCGGACCAAGTAGCGACACACCTAAAGTTAAACGGACCCGATGACCACCTTAAAGTTATCGTGGATTCCGTTAACCTCATGGTGAATGAATGGCACGGGGACTCATGGCCCGGCGGCGTCGAATTAGGCGCCATCATGCTAGCCGCTCGACTTCACCGCCGCCGTAATTCCGCGGCGGGCGTGGAGACGTTTAGCGATATGGGAGCCAGTTACGTATCACGCTATGATGCGGACCTGGACCGTCAATTGCGCATTAATTCGTGGACGCCGCCGGTGGTTGGATGATGGATAAATTACGTGAGCTCGCAAGAGAAATCACCGCGCTGGGAATCCCCGCTACTCTGGACCCGCGGGACCTGGACGCGCCTGGAGCCATCGTGGAATTGAACGAACTGGGAACAGATAACGCGCTATGCGGTGATGTATCCATGACGGCAAACGTTTATCTATTGGTCCCGGATAACGGCCGGGAGGAAGCCACGTCGAATTTGCTGGACATGTACGAAACTGTTAAGCACTTGACCACGGGCGCTATCACAATTGACCTTGCATTGCCAGACACCGCGCCGCTACCGGCGCTAAAACTTAACCCCATCGAACTTATCTAGGAGTATTTGAAATGACCTCCCCTAACCCCCAAGAATCCCCCAAGCGCAAGATTCATAAGCTGGGACCTGGCACCCTTGTACTAGGCTCCATCGGGACCCAATTGGATATGAGTTGCCAGCTAACGAATTTCAAGGTAGCCGCGGAAGCCGATGCCGAAGATTCGGAAGCAGTACTTTGCGGTGACACTATTGCAGGCGCTCGCATTTACACATGGACCGCTAGTGGCGCGCTATTTCAAGATATCGAAGCGGATGGCGTTATTGACTTCACCTGGAAAAACGCGGGTGTGGAAATGCCTTATAAGTTTGTCCCCGATGCCGCTGGCACCGCCGCCGTAACTGGACGCTTGATTGTGGACCCGCTCGAATTTGGCGGTGACGTTAATGTTAAGAATAAATCGGAGTTTGAATGGGCTCACGTAGGGACCCCTAACTTTACGGTAACGCCTGGAGATACTGAACCCGCGGAATAATGGCTAAATTTGGCGTAACGGTACAGGGTGGCGCGCGTTTACGTTCTTCCATGAAGAAGGCCGGGATGGATGTAAAGCAATTAACGGCTATCAACAAGCAAGCCGCTAGCACCGTATCCGCGGCGGCGCGCGCCACCGCTCCCGTGGGCAAGCCGTCCCGGAAGCGCGGGCGCGGGCGCCCTAAGTCTGGAGGGGCCTTAAAGGCATCCATTCGCCCTGGAGCAACTACCAAGGCGGGCGTTATCCGCGCCGGTGGCGCGCGCGTGCCTTATGCCAATGTCCAGCATTGGGGATGGCCCGCTCGAAATATCCGCCCGAAGTACTTTATCTCTGATGCCGCTATCCGTACGGAGAAAGTATGGGTAAAGCAATATGAAAAACACATGAACGATGTAATACGGAAAGTTAAGGGAAAATAATGGCGATTCAAAAAATTATGCTGGATGTAGAAATGATGGACGGGACGGTCCACGAAAACATCCGGCCTATCCTGGCAGATATGATCCGTTATTCGGATGTAGCGCAACGCCATAAGTGGCGCGGGATGGAGGATGACCCTATCCGCGCGGGCGCATTCCTGGCATATGCCGCTATGACTCGCACCGGCGCGTATGACGCTGGCCGCGGATTCGATGATTTTACTAATGACGTCGCCATGGTCTACACAGATTTTGGTGATTCCCCGGAATCTACGGAGCCGATGACCCCCGGCGATTAATAGCGGAACTCTCATTAGCTACCGGGCTAGCCCCTAGCGCTCTCATGGCGGAAGATGACGCCATGATTAATACTCTAATTGACATACTGGAAAGACAGGCGGAAAACGATGGCTAAAACGGCAATTCTTTCGGTGCGAATTACTAGTGATGCCAATGGCTCTGGATTCCGCAAAGCAATTAGGGAAATTAAAGCCTTTGAAAAATCCGCTAAGAAGTCCAATAGCGGGCTATCTCGAATGGGCGCGGGATTTAAGCGCCTGGGGGCTAGCATGTCCCGCGCCGCGGTAAATATGGGAGGGATGGCAACTAAAGCCAGCGCCATCACAACGGCTATCGGTGGGCTGGCCGCTCCCCTGGCCGCCGTGAGTAGCGCCGCGGCTGGAGCGGTGGGCCCAATGCTGGCATTAGGCGCGGCAATGGCTCCCGCGGCTATCGGTAGCGCCGCCGCCGCCGTTGTCGTGCTCAAATCCGCGTTTAGCGGATTCGGTGAAGCGTTATCCGCATCGGACCCCGCGGGATTTGCCGCGGCTATAGCAGACATGCCGCCCGCCGCGCAATCCGCCGCAACCGCACTTAAATCATTAAAGGACGAATTTAGCGGCATCGGTGAAATCATACAAGGGAATTTCTGGAGCGAATTAGGCAACCTGGGGGACCTCGCCGCCCTGGTCCAGCCAGCCAGCGCGGCTATGGGGACGCTAGCGACGTCGATGGGCGCCGCCGCTAGCCAGCTCGTGGCGTTTGTCTCTAGTGGCGTCGGACTTGATGCCACTAAGCAACTCATTAGCGAATCCGCAACGTCCGCGGGCCTATTAACCGAAGCGCTATCTAGCGTGATACAAGGAATTATCGCAGTGGGAGCCGCCGCCGCGCCTATCTTCACAGACATTAGCGCAAAGCTCGCAGATATGGCCGCGGGGTGGGCTGATTCGATGGCCGCGGGATTCGCGGATGGCTCACTAACGGCATACTTTGAAAACGCCGTCCAGATTGCGCAACAGTTCTTTGGGGTGATGGGTCAATTAGGCGGCATTATATCCGGTGTATTTAGCGCCATGAGCGCCGCCGGGATGCCATTCTTAGGCGTATTGGGCCAAGTAGTGGAAGCAACTAACAATTGGGTTAATTCCGCGGAGGGCATGACTACTTTACAGTCTATATTTAGCGCGCTTGCCACCGCCGTCGCCGCGGTGCTCCCAATCATCACCCAATTAGCTGGAATCGTAGGGGGGACGCTAGCGCCGGTATTTGCGCAATTAGTAACCACGATAGCGCCGGTGGTCCAGCAACTAGTGACGGCATTTAGCGGCATCATTAGCGCCATCTTGCCCATCGTCCCCATCGTGGGGCAATTGGCGGCGATGTTTGGCGGGGTACTCGCACAGGCGATAACGGCAGTTACTCCAGTATTCCAGCAACTAGCGCAAATCATTGGTGGCGCCTTGACCGCGGCAATGGGAATTATTGCCCCGCTGATGCCTATCCTGGTAGATGCGTTTACACAGTTGTCCGCGGGCGCTATGTCTCTAATGCCAGCCGTGCAGGGGCTAGTTAGTGCATTCCTGGGACTATTGGGCCCTATTGTCCAGCTAGCCAGCGGGTTAATCCCTGGATTAGTCGCCGTCATTATGGCATTGATGCCAGCAATACAGGCGGTAATCACGGGCGTTACTGGATTTATATCTAGCCTACAGCCTTTAATCTCGCTATTAAGTGCCCTGGCCGGGCCGGTGCTGGGAGCAGTAGCCGCTATATTGCGCGTACTCGCTAGCGTATTGGCTCCCGTCATCTCTCTAGTGGTTAATCTGGCATTGCAGGTGATGACAGGAACACGCGCCTTTAATGCGATTAAGGGGGCCATCTCTACGGTCCGCGGCGCTATCTCTAGCGCGGTGGGAGCATTTAACACGATTAAGGGTGCCATTCAATCGGTAATTAATACAGTCCGTAATCTTATTGGCGCTATTAGCTCCATCCGCTGGCCCTCCCCGCCCGCGTGGCTGGGTAAAGTATTTGGACAGGCAGACGATGGCCCGGACATGCCAGATACGCCGCGGCTATTCCGCGGGCGTCCGCAATCTGGAGCCAATGGGGGATATAGCTTGCAGGCCGCCGCCGGTGGCAATGCCGCGGGGCTGATTCGTATGGCGTCGAATGCTCCCCGCGCTGGAGCCGCCGCCGCACCGGTCATTAATATCACCGTTAATGGAGCCATCGACACGCGCGGGACCGCGGAAGCAATTAGGAAAGTACTTAGAGACGATGCGCGGACGCGCGGGCTGGCATCCGCTGGAGGGGATAGGCTATGGCGATAGAAGTAAGACCCACCGTAATCATCAACGGTGCGCGCGTAGCGTGTCATGCGGACGCGCTGGAAACCGAGCCCGTGGCCGTGGGAGGATTCGCCATCGAATGGGGCCGGGACGAATATCAATCCCCGGATGTATCCCCATCATCCGTAACCATCCGATTACTGGACACGACTGGAGAATGGGCCCGCCGTATCCGGGAATCCCGCGCCATTGGTCTAACTGTAAATATCGAATGGCGCGGGGTATTGTCCACTACTCTCGATGAAGTAGGCCCCGTTACCATGTTCCGCGGGCGTGTAGCTCACGCCACCGCCGCTCCACACTCGCACCGCCTGGACGATGGCCGCCGCGCCTGGGAAGTGTCGCTAAATTGCGCGGACCGGACCGCGGACTTTGGCAACGCGAATCCGGGCCCCGTGGAATGGCCGGTCGAAAGTATGCTTATCCGCGCTAACAGGATTCGCAATCTAGGACTATCCGCGGGAAGCGGAATTGATCAAGTGTACTTCTGGCCGGGCTACCAAGATGGCCGATGCGCCGCCCTGGACGTGAAAGACAAATCCGGCCTGGACCTCATGGCCGCTATGTACGAATCCATGGGTAATGATTCCTATGCCTATGATCACGGGGCTAACGTAGTTAGGCAGGCTATTCGACTCTCTCAACCCATGACCACCTACCTAGCCACATTCGACGACACGCGCGGCGCGGTGCTCCCCGTAGCTAGTGACATTGTGGTAGATGGCGTAACTTATCCCGGAATTGGACTAGGGGGGTGTGAACTGGTAGGGGACCCCGCGGTGGAAGCGGACCCATCAACGGACATTAACCGACTGGAATGCACCTGGGAGGACTACAGCACAGGTTATAAAGATTGGACCACGGTAAAGGAATCCGTAGCGCCTGGAGACTCCCGCCGCGTAATGAAGTGGGATAGTTGGTTTGATGCTGGGCAGGTCATAGATCCAACTCTGGAGAATGTATGGAAACGCGCGCGGGAGGAGGGCCGGCGCCCGCGGCATCCCGAATTTACTTATAGCCCCGGATTCGCGTTTGTATCGGAGCGGATGGCGCGGTGGGCTCTCATGGCGTGGGAGAATACGCGCCCGGCGTTTATCTCTGGAAATCTTGCCTATCAATGGCTAATGGGTGGGACCGCGGAATATCCCCCTATTGTGGCGCCTATTGGTGGGACTACTGCCTTTGATGCCCTGGACGGCTGGAGCATTACGCTAAAAGTTCACTGGATACATAATCAAACGCCGCCGGGCTCCCCCATGAGCTGGGACTCTATAAAGCAAATTAAAACCACTACTACCCAAGAGGACGTCCCGTGGTGGTGGGAGTTAGTAGGGCTCCCGAAACCGCCGCCGGTAACAGTGGGGGAGCATACCCCCGAGCGGGATATAAAGTGGGGGGATGCCAGCACATTCACCGGCTATCATTGGGACCAATCCGTAACCTGGGGGGACGCTAAGCACGTCCCCTCGAATGGCGCGCAAATTAAGGACGTGATCGAGTAATGCCGCAATATACGCCTAACTATAGGATTCCTTATCCGGTGGATGGGGACCCGATTTATCTAGGGGCTAGCCAGATGGAAGCGCTAGCCAAGGCCGTCGATTCCACCATGATCGGAGTATCTGGAATAGAGGGCCCCGCAGGCCCGGAGGGCCCGCAAGGCATCCGCGGGCCCGCAGGCCCTACAGGCCCCGCAGGCCCGGAGGGACCGGAGGGACCGGAGGGGCCTAAAGGCGACGACGGGCCTAAAGGTGATACCGGGCCGCAAGGCCCCGCGGGCGTCGATGGCACCGGATTTACTTTGCTAGGGTCCGCTAGCACAGTAGGGGAGCTCCCGCAAGATGCCGCGCCTGGAGCCGCTTATCTAGTGGGTGGCGTTGTCTATGTCTGGAGCGGGACAGATTGGGAAAACGTAGGGGAGATACAGGGCCCCGCGGGGCCGCAAGGCGCCCCCGGACCGCAAGGCCCACCGGGCGCTAAAGGTGACACCGGAGCCAAAGGCAACCCCGGACCGGAGGGCCCGCAAGGACCGGAGGGCCCGGAGGGCCCGCAAGGACCGGAGGGGCCTAGGGGAGCCACCGGCGCTACTGGGGGCCGCGGACCGCAGGGCCCCGCAGGGCCCGCCCCCGCCGTATATACCGGCGCTCTAATCTGGAGCGGCCCGCGGTATAATCCGCCTACCAATCAATTTACGCGATTGCGCACTAGCCACGATGGCCGCTTAACCGTTGCGCATAACGTAGGGGGAGTGGCTACCACGGATAACAATAACCCCCGGCTAATTGCTCCCGTCGATGGATATTATTTACTATCCGCAACACAGCTTTGGGATAACGGTAACGCTATTAAGGGGATGGGGCTGGGTAGTAGTGCATCGGATGGCGGTGCGCTAATGTTGCTATGGAGTGACGTGGCTAACACGCAATTCGGTCATGTAACCACTATGAAATTCTTACGCGCTGGCACAACTTTGTACCCCTGGACGTGGAGCGGGCCTAGTGGGACCGGGATGGGCCCGGAATTACGCGGCATTCAAGCCGAGTACTCACTAACATTATTGTCCCTGGGATAGCCCCCGCGGGAAATCTCTAGGGAAATTCTAGAAATAGCTTGCAATCCCCCGTCGATGATGCTTAGATAGGCTCCATGGACCGCATGGAACTAATAGGCATCACCGACGCCGCCGCCATATTGCAGGTGGGCCGGACTACGGTGGCTAGATTTATCGAAGCGGGGGACCTCGAAGTGGTTGCCACCGTAGGCCGCCGCCGCGTGCGCGCGCTAAACCGCGCGGACGTAGAGAAATTAGCCGCCCGCCGCGGGGTCCGCGTATTCGATACGGCCGCCCTGGAAGCTATGGCGAATAGGGGGGAATCTAATGCCAATGATTAACGGATGGCGCGTTGCCGCGGTACTGGATGGCTTAATCGCTGAAGCGCAAAACGCTGGAGATTATGACCGTGCGGTAATCATTGGCGACGTAGGACAGGAACTAGATAAAGCCCTAGAAATATATGACTTTGGGGATGACCTGGACGAAGCCGCAAAGGATGCAATAGAGATTGCTAACGGTGGAAGTTATGCCGTGGATTGATGGCGAATTTAGGCCCTACCGGCGAAACTCACGGGGAATAAAATGCAAAGTATGTAATCGCGTATTTGCAGGCGAACTAATCCCCACTAATCATATTTGCAGGGATTGCAGATACTCCCCGCCGCCTGGAGCGCAAACTAAACCGATATTCTAGGCCCACCGCGCTAGCGCGCGTGATATGGGACCACAACGAAATCACCACATAAGCCCCGGTATCCGCGTTGTGCTCCCTTATGACGTTCGCTAATAGATACGTCAACAACTAAATATGGAATCGCAAACTATCTACAGAACTCCAGCTTTATCGTGCTAAGTACTGGACTATCAACAACTCGCAGGCGCCTTACAGTGCTTTCACTGGACTAGGCCGGGCGCCACCTGGTCCCCCTGGACTCGACTAGCTACCGGGCCCATGGGCATATCTGGAAGCCCCGCGGCGCTTAAAGGCCACGGGGCTAAAAGCCATGGGATGACGTGGGAAAGCGGACAAAAATGGGAAACCAGCAATGGGGGGTCATCGTCTAGAGATTACTTCCCCGTTAGGGGTCCTTGTGTGTACGGGTAGTAGCTAGGTAGAGGGTAGGAGTTATAGGCAATGATGATTAATGAGCGTAGTAGCCAGCACTGGAGGGACCGGGCCAATTGTGTTGGGTCCCCCGTGGAGATATGGGACTATCCGGGAGGGTTGCATCCGCGGGATGTAGACATCCACGAATGCTTGCAGTATTGCCATAGTTGTCCAGTGGCTAGGGATTGCGCGCGTGATGCCGCGCTCTCGATGGATACGGGAGTAGTTAGGGCTGGGATTGCCATCCCTAATCCTGGGAGCGCTGGAGCTAAGCAGGCGCGCGCCGCCTTGCAGTTACTCGCAATGACTGGCAACCTGGCCGCCGCCCGCCGGTCCGCTATTGAACGCATACCATGAGCGGATGGAACGGGCGCAAGATTGCGCGATTAGCCGCCGCCGTATTCGCGGAGCGCGGGCGCGTATGCCATCTATGCGGTGGGCCTGGAGCCGACACGCTGGACCATCTACTCCCGCGCTCCATGGGTGGGACCGATGACCTGGACAACCTAGCGCCCGCGCATAAGGCGTGCAATAGCTCCCGCGGTGCAATGCCGCTAGATAAATGGCGCGCGTTGCATCCACTCCAGTCCCGCGCATCACCATCACGAAATTGGTGATATTCGTTCAATGTTGAAGTGATTTTTTAACATTCAAAGGCCCGCGGCAGT